TCGAAACCTGCGTACAACGACCAGATCATCTGGATGAACCGGCTGAAATCGTCGTTGTTGTTCAGAAGCACCTGAGCGTTGTTGCCGCCGATGCCGACGCCGACACACTGAGGACCGAAGAAGATACCAACAGCAGCGTTGTAATCTTGCGTCGTGCCTGCAATAGTTGCGTTCTGAGTTTGTGAAGGCATGTTGGTGGATTCGAAGAATCGCACGCCCTCAAAAACGAAGCCCGTGGGCATAATTGGCTCACCAGCCACGAAAGTGGCTTGGCCGAAGCCTTGACCCATGTACAGCGCAGCGTTGGGCTGCATGCCGGACATGAGGGGGTTGATTTGACCGTTACCGGGGTAGCGGGCCACCTCACGGAAGTCACTATTTTGACGCAAATGCATCAAGAAAGTGGGGTCACAAACGCAACGGTAGAAACCGTCCTGGAAGGTCGGGGTGTTGCGCTTACGCAGGGACTTGACCACACGGAGGAGGTCGTCCTTAACGTCGAACTTGGCTTGCTCAGCGTTGGTATAAGTTAATCCACCGGTAGCAAGATCACCGGGGAAGTAGTAACCACCCTGGGAGTCAGAAGCCTGACCCTTGGAAACGGATTTCAGCAGTTCGTTGATGAAAACCCGATCACGCCAACGACGATAGTCATCCAGCAGAGTCAGGCTGCCGATTGACTGGTGGAAGGTGGTGAGGTTACCAGTGTCAAGAAGCAGGCGCTGCGCTGTGATCAGCGTCTCGCGTGCAATCTTGAAGGTTGAAGGTTGCGTAGGATCGGAAGGATCTGCAGGTCCGGTATACTCACGGAGGGTAACCTGGACTTTGTCCTTGACGATATTACGGCTGTTAGCAGTACCGATAGTCTGCTCAGCTGTACGCTCACGTGACTCCTTAGAGCCAGGATTACCGAAGAACCGGTAGCGATCAAGCTGGACAGTCTGACCCGGCTGCTTGGAAAAATCGTGAACGACTACGGGCTCCGCAGCCATTTCAACGATATAAGCCGGGTGAGGACGATACAGTTCCGCACCGAGAATCTTCGGAAAATCATTATCGATGAACATCGATAAGTTCCGTAGAAACTACTTTCTAAATATACCTAAGTTTTTATGCTTCTAGTATTTAGTTGTCGCAAACGTAGAGGTTAAATATTTTTCTGGTTCGAACTATTAACACCAGGGCTAAATGTGCGGACCATGTTCCTAACACCTTCTCCAAGTTTCCCGTAAACAGAACCGTAGTTAGGGACATACCTACTTGACTTACCCCTGTAGCTGTTGCGTACAGGAGAACCCATCTGACCAGGCACCCCCGTATATCGTGTCTCTGTGAACGTCTGACAGTAGACGGGGTAGTGATAAACCCACGCTGCTCTTGAGCCCGACTGATCGTTTGTTGGGTTTGTGAGAGCAGGGGCGTTTACACGCGGTTGAGAAACTGCACCACCCGTGATGCCGCCTCCATCAGAGGCATTAGTGTTGCTTCGAGGGGTTTGGAATGGCGAGTAAAGCTGGTTATCCGGTACTTGCTCGCCATACCAAGTAAAGCTCCCGAAGTTTCGGAGTCCTGGCTGTGGCCCTATAGCGGTCTGGACCCTTGCGTTAGCAGTGCTGTATAGACCCTGTTGTCTGTAACCCTCGTAGCTTGTGAGTAACCCTGAAGCGTGGGGATTTACGTTTTCGTAGTTAGTCCAGTATCCAGATGGAGCCGGAGTAACTGCTTTCCACTCCGTAGAAAAGTAACCAGATAAGTTAGGTGGTCCGACTGGGATTCTTCCGAAATCAGCACCTTGATCTATAACTCCATCCCAAGTGGTTTTGACACCTGAAGGAGTCACATACCCACTTGAAATAGTTGCATACGTATCAGTCAGATCCTGATCATCACCTGTTCTCTGAGGTCCAGACTGTATAGGATGGTAAAGATTCTTGTCGTACTTCCAGTTGGATTGGGGAGTGTAAGTCATCGATTCTTTGCTCTTCTTTTTTTAACTTTAGACTACAAAAAGAGAAAGGATTTTCTGGGACTTTGTGATGCTGAGCGGATCGTCAAAAGTCCTGGAGGTCTTCTTCGAAGATCCTGAAACTACTATTGCTTGTTTCTCAGGATCGATTACTGAGTCTTTGGTACATCCAAAAAAGCTCAAAAAACTAGCAATATATTTTTTAAAAACAGCAGTAGCTGGTTACTTTTTAGCCACGTTCGTCAGTCCTGCTGTAGCTGAACGATTTGAACTCACAAGAAAAGAGGCCATTGCGGCCTCCTTTGTTTGTGGTTACGCAGGCATCCGGATTATCGCGCTAGCTGAAAAGAAGTTAGAGGAGAAATTCGCTTCTAAAACTTCAGGTCAGCTCAACTCGATTGACTCATCGAATGATTCAGACTCAGGGGCAGCCTGAGTTTCTTCAGAAGAAGTAGGTGTTGCTTCCACGGTTTCTTCTTCCTTGATTTTCTTTTTGCGCGGACGCTCGTTTCCAGTTCGCATATGAAGTCCTAGATCTAATTAGAGATTAGCAAAAAAAATTCCCCCATTTCTGGGGGAATATCTAATGCACCCTCTTGCAACTTAGATCAGGAAGGATCCATGAACAGTAGCTTATTACGCATTGCCTCAGGACCCATGCTGTTCAGAACGCGCCATGCATTCTCAGGACTCCGGTTCATGGTGTCCTGGAACTGTTCCCACTGCTGCTGAGGAGCTGCGGAAGCTGCGGCACCGCCAGCACCGGCAGGAGGTGCAGGCATGTCATAGTTCTGCTCGTAAGCCTGGGGCTGTTGCATGCCCTGAGTCTGAAGAGCGTTGTCATCGACATCCACGGGGACAACTTCGGTGAAGAAGCGGTCGGTGTAGTTAGCCAGATGATCAGGATCAGTCAGGATGGTCTGCATCGCATCGTGGCGAGCAGCCAGGTTGTCCATCTGAGTGCCTTGGTCGATCAGAAGATCCTCCAAAGAGCACGCATATTGATTGAGGATTCCAGGGGCCTCAATTCCGAAGTGGCTAACGACCTCGGCGGTTACGGGGCTGATTTCTGCGCTCTGGCCCGTAGAAACCTGCGAGGAAGTTTGGGTCGGTGAGACGCTGGTATTGGAGATCGGCGCTGCCTGGGGCTCCTGATAAGCCCAAGGCTGGGCCTGTGAAGTCAGATTGCTCTGTTGAGTAACCTGCTCGGGTGCCGTTTGGTAAAGCGACTGTGGAGTTTGGCTGAGGGACTGAGAGTTCACCTGGGAGAGAACCCTCTCCAAGGAACCCATCGCTTGCTCCCAAGGATTGCTGCTCGGGGAAGATTGAAACGTTGACGGGTTGGACGGGCTGCTGATAGTAGGGTCCGTAGCCGGTGCCACCTGGGACGGCGGTTGGGCTGTAGGTGCCGAAGCTACCGCCGGGGTAGCTGCTTGGGGCACCCATTGGGGATACCCGGTTGAGCCCTGGTCCTGTACCGCCGGGGCTGCCGCCGGGGAGACCGGGCTCGGGGTCGAAGCTTGGATCTGCTGGTTCATAGCTACCCGAGTAAGTTAGTTCCTCTGCGAGGTGATCGAATGTCCTGTAAAGGAGGGGTGTGATATTCAGTCTAGGATCAGCCGCTAGAGGTTGATTAGGCGCAAGAGGATGCGGAGACTGTAACATCTGGCTTAATAATACCAGAAATTGTTGCATTGCCGACTGTGTTTGTTGAACCATTCTGAAAGGGAATCCTTTCAACATTTCGGCTCGCTCAGAGTCAGTTTTCTCGGGGAAAAGAAACTTCAGAGCTTCAACACTGTCGACACCTAATTCCTGTAAGTTACGAACAACAATAGATTTTTGATTGATGTCGTAAGCGGTGTCCTCATAAACATCACCTTGGAAACGATAAGTTACTTCTCGATCTCCGTCTTCAGGAAGACCCACGACCCCTGGAGGGACTGCATTTTCCTGAAGTGCCTCTCGGATCGATTGAGTAACTTTGGCCTCAAACTTAGCCAGAGCGCGTTGATATTTCTCAACACTCTCTTCTGTTTCCTCTTTAGGTGGTTTGGGTTCTTTTAAACCCGACGCAGCAATAAACGACTCGCGGAAAATCGTTTCTTGGTGGTACAAAATCATCTCTAAGAGACGGTTGAAACCATAAGTAAGGAACGATTTGTTCTTCCTTAGAGCCGTGGCCTGCGCCCGACCCATGAGACCTTTAATCTCAGTCGCGGTTGCACCGGCAGAGATTGAGATCTCATCCACACCGCCTAAAGCTGTGCGAATTTCCTCCCGAAGAAGGAGGGTGTACCGGTTCATGTCCCCGTTCACAGGGTCCGGGGTCATGTAACCGACCCGGTCGGAGGGCTCTACGTTCGCGATGATTCGCGGCACGCGGAGACCCGAACCCATATTCGTTCCGAACGGCTCGCTTACACGAGTCGAAGGTTGAGTCGCACCTGCAAAACCACTCTGACTACTAATGGTTGGGCGGAAAGTGCTCTGAGTATCGTTCGCTTCGACCAGATCACTACGAGGACGTGAACTGATCAGCGTGGGGTTACCAAAGAACTCGATGTTCTTAGCGATATTACGAGTCAGTTGATCATGGAGAACGATCTGCTCCATGAAAGGATCAAATTCTCCTTCTCCCTCTGTACCACTGGCGTTTGGTTTGTTGAGTACCTCAACAGCAGGGATGAAACCGAGGGTGTTTGGTCTCTTTTTCGACGGAGTTAATACCGTCCCTGGTTCCAGGTCAAAACTGATTTCGGAGTCTGTTTCGACTTCACTGATTTCGTCGGCTGTAATCGCCAGACGCACATAACGCTTGTTGGCGTTAGCAGTATTGCTCGGAAGTCCAAGGTTCTGATTCTTAACTTTGTAGGAGTAGATGATGATTACTTCTTCTACTTCACCGTTGACGTCGTGATATACGCGGTACTGATTCTTATTGAAGAAATAAATCTGATATTTAAGTTTCGGATCCGGACGGAAGTAGAAAAGCCCACTGCCATCGATCAAAAAGTTCCTGATAATCGCTGGAAAACGAATATCAAGCCTGTTTAGGGCAATGATATCGTGCAGAAACTTTGTACGTCCTTTAAAAGTATCCTGATCGCAGTAGAAAGCGAGACCCTTCTTAATCATAAGAAGAGTCATCTGCTGTAAATGACTCAAAACAACCATCGTGGACGATTGGTTGCTTCGATCTTGAGTGCGTGACGCCTCTAAGATCTCATTAAATCGGGTTCGAGTCTCAGAAGAACTAGACATCTATACGCACGGGATAAATTGTACCTTTCAGGGCTCATTTTTTAGAGCTTTTGGCCTTCGCTTTACGAGCTTTAGCAAGAGCACGTTCGCGAACTTCTTTCTTGCTTTCTGAATCACCCTTTTCAGAAGCTTCCTTCTCCTCATTCTTTTTCTTGAACTTCTCCAGAAGCTCGGGAGGCATTTTGTCAGCCATCGGGAAGAAGATAATTTTTTACTCTTTCCAGTTTAACTGCTTCCTCAGGCAAATCTTCAACGGGGTATGAAGTCAACAGATGGTCTTCTCGCCCAAGCATGTCTGTTTTGCCTTCTTCAGGTACAAAGTCGTCACAGAGTTTCTGTACTTCAGGTTTATCCCAGATGTAATACTCAGCGATTGATCGTAACTTGAGTTTTCGTTTGTCGGCATCGCCCATCCACGACAAATGCCAACCTGCATCACGAGTGCCGAAGTAACGATTGTCGGTTGAAGCCCTCATCGAAGACAAAGTTCCGAAGGCTTTGAGCTTTTCAACAGTGGATACAACACCACACCGCCAATCGAAGAGCTCACCCTTTGGTGAAACCAACTGACGATCGGCACGTCCGTAATGCATGCTCATGCTGAGCCGGACGATCTTTTCCTTCTCTTCCTCAACTACCTCAAGAAGTTCGGGAAACTTCGAGGGGTTGGCGATCTCATCACAGTCACTGCAAATAAATACAGTGTCGTCAGGCATCATATGCAGACCAACGCCAAGAGCGTCACGCTGACCACGCTCACGAATCCAGGGATCTGGCGCTTCTTCGTAAGTCGGAAGCTCTACGTGGAGGACTTGGATCTTCTCTTCAGGGAGACCAAGCTCACGAATCGTGTCTAAACACGTGAATTCCTTATCCTCACCTCGGTGGGTCCGGTTCGCATCAGTAATAAGGAACCCGTCAACGTGGTCCTCAAGAGTACGGATACGAAGCTCTAAAAGTTCTTTTTCGTTGAAATATGTAAATGCGTCGATCAGCATCTGACAGATTTAACTGCCAACATACTAGCCGCGATCTGCTAAATATTTCGCGACCTTGGCACGAGCCCTGATCACTGAGTTTTCAGTGGGTTCGGGTGCGTCGTCGTTGTACTGCTCCGAAGGTTGAGCAGGGTTTTCCGGGTTCGGAGAATAGTTCAGATCTGTGCGCTCATCCTCAAGTTCTTGAGTGAAAGCTTCTGTGGAGGGACGATTGACACGGCGCTGCTCATCAGCAGCACGCATGTTCATGTCATACGCTTGAGAAAAACCGAAAGCAGCGCGGTCGTAAGGATTCATCAGTAGAGCACCGTAACTTTGGACATGTCGCCACCGCTAAGCGCCGTAGCTGAATACGGAAGCACTTTGTTATCACCCAGAGTTGTCAGAAGATACTGCCCTGGAGCATCGTTAAGTTCAATGTACACAGTGTTAGCTGCTGAACCTTCAAGGTATAAAGCTCTACACGTCGTAAATGTTTTCTCGCCATCGCCGGGTGCCCATGCAAATCCACTTGCATAAGGCAATACACCTTGCTGCCCGTAAGTAGAGCCGAATGCTCGGATATCCATTACTAAAAACTGTTTAAATCAATCCTAGCTCTTTTTACTCGTCAGTCGATTTAAATACCAAGCAGCTTTCTCAAGATCCTGATTACCGTTCTTGAGTCTCTCACGGGATACATATTTAAGGACGTTTCCCTTGCAGAACCCACGGAACTCTTCTTCTGTGAGAACCGACTCTAAATAGTCAATGGTCTCAATAGAACCAGAGGTGTAGTGATTGGGATGGTTGACGAGATCTTCTGCCATTTGAGGTTGTGAGGTAGCTGCGAGTTGCACTCGTCTTTCAAACTCAGTTAGTACGGAATCCAAAAATTTCCGAGACATCCAAGACGGACCCTAGCTTCTCACTGAGTTCAACGCTGTACTTTGTATCAAGATGTTCCAGCAGAGCGTAAGGAGGTATTTGTAGTTTGCCTTTGTCAATAACAACTGGTACAGCACGCTTGTGATCTTGCCCAGGAAGCAGTCCTTCAAACGCAGTTCCTAAAGAACTTCTGTCGGCGATCGGCCAACAACGATGCTGGACTCTTTCAAAACTTTTTACAGGATCTGAACTAGGAGAGTTGACGTACAGATTCGCCATCTCTTGATCTAGGATCATCATGCCCATGTACGGATTACTGAGTGTCACAAACCCCGCAATCGAATCACTCGGCGTTAATACTGACTGAGATACAAAATCAATATCACCCCAAACCTTTCTTGTAGGCGCGTTTAACTCGATGACTCTGTGGTTGTCGAAAGGAACTGTCTTCCCATCAAACTCCTCGAAGCGACAAAACCCAGGCTCCAGATTTAATTTCTTCAGGCGATCCTTCCAGGAGTACCAATAAATAAAATGCTCGCTCTTGAAGAGCATGTCGTTCTCTGAGTATATGTAGTAGTCATACATCTCATTTTTGATCGCTTCCTTAAGCAACGCCTTGTGCGCCCACGTGAGTGAGAAACCTTCGTATTTTTTGTCGGCAACGATCACGTTGATCGAGTTCAGATCAACGTTTGGTTTTAGAAGCTCCTCTAAAGCAGTCTTGTCTCCTTCGTGTTCGTGGTCGATATGGATGAAAACGTCCTTGACGCCAGGAATCTCTTGATAACCCCTGAGGGTCTCAAGTAGGACATCGAATCGAGCAAGAGGGTTGTGGGCAGTGACGAAGATCAGAAACGACGACTCTTTCATCAGTACTCCATTTGGAAGTTTCCTCGACGCTGCAGAAAACACATCAGGTGTGTGTACGCATCAAGAAGATCGTCGTGCGAGGTAGCTCCGATATTGATCAGCTGATCAAACAGTTGATCGAACTTTCGATACCGGTTGAAGACGACCTTCTTATTTTCGAGCAGTCCTAGTGTGCCCCTAAATCGGGAGATTTTGTCACCTCTGAAACCTTTAACTTCATGAATATGCAGGTTCCCTAAACCCCACTCATTAAGCATGATTCGTTTGAGGTCTGCAGCCAGAGACGCCTGGTAGGCAACGGATTCTACGACCAACGTGCATGTCGAATAGGTCGGGAAATATTGCCCTTCGGCATTCTCTTGGAGGATCCCCCACTCCACGAGCATCTTCGCGAGCAGATCGATCTTCTCTAAGTTTCCGATAGACCGCACTTGGTGAGCATCAACGATGTAGTACTTATCTTTGAACTTCCCTCCGAGGACGAACGCGGTGTAGTCGGACGTCTCGTTCTTACTCGCTGAGAGGTCGATGCCAACTGCGAGGCTGTCGAACTCGGTAACCACATCGCCTTTGACCAGCAGGTCTGGCGAGAGGATCAGATCCGAGGTCATCACCGGCTGCTGCT